GGGCTCGATCTGGATGGTGATGGGGTCCTCGGCCATCAGCAGGGCCTGGGCGTATTCGCTCTCCAGGGGCTTGTCGATGGCCTCGATGGAGGTCTCATGCTCGATCGGCTTGTTGAAGGCCAGCGAGATATCGGGCGGTTGGGTCTGGGGAATGTCGGCACTCAGCAGTTCTTTGCCGGGCTTGCTGACGGGGTTGTTCTTGGCCTGCGTGCTGGGCTTGGTGCCGGGCTTCGGGCCAGGCTTGCGGCGCACGGGGGCATTGGCTACGGCGGCTTCGGTCATGTGGTTCTCCGGTGGTGGAATGAAAAGGGCCCGCGCGATGGCGGGCCCTTGCCTGACAAGCCTTGCGGCTTAGACCTGGGGACGGTCGGGCAGCGTGACGCAGTCCTGGAAGGTGTGCAGCACGTTGGACGGCGGGCCGGCCAGGTTGCTCGAGCCGAACGTCCAGGCAGCGCCGCTGGTACCGACCTTGGTGATCAGGTAGCCCAGCGGGCAGACCGTGTCGGGCACGATCGGAAACTGCGGCGCGATGATGAACTTCGCGTTCGCACCGTCGGCAACACCGTCCATCTGCTGGATCTGGCCCTGGCTCACCTTGACGGCGCCATCCTTGTCGACGCCGATCACGAAGACGCAGCCGTAGCCGGCGGGAACCGGCAGGAAGGCGGCGCCAGTCGTGGCGTCGGTGGTGGGCGTGGCGGTGTTGGAGACCGAGGCCTTGGAATAGGCCTTGCCCTTGATGGCGAAGGGCGTGGTGGTGCCGATCGTCAGCGTGGTGGTGGTGCCAGCCGCCAGGCCGGCTTTCGCCAGCGCCAGGGTCAGCGGGGTTTGCATGAGAGCGTCCATGTTGAGGACTCCTTTTCTCGGGGATGGTTACGAAGGCAGCAGGATCGTGGGATCGAACGCGCCCAGGGTGTTCACGTAGACGGCGTTCGGCACCACGGTGACGTCGTCGAGCGGCGTGGTGTTGCCGACGAAGTTGCCCGTGCCAGTGGGGTTGATGATCACGAAACCGATGCAGGCCTTGCCCTGGGGAATGGGCGGGAAGACCACGCCCGCGAGGGTCGTGGCCGCCGTGCCCATGGCCGAGGTCAGGTTGCCAGCGGTGTCGATGAAGAACGCATAGACGTTGAACGTCGCGTTCGCCACCGTGCCCGAGAGCGCCGCCATATCGGTGTTGATCGCCTTGGTGACCAGTTTGCCCTGGACCATGGCGTAGAAGGCCGCACCGGCCTTGACGAGCACGCCGCCGCCGGCCTTGATGACAAGGCCTGCAGAGGTGAGCGTCTGGGTAGAGAGCCGATCACCGATCGGGTTCAGCACAGCCTGCAGAGCAGCGCGGTGACGAACCTCGGAGATGGTGTTCAGCCATTGGGTAATGGTGCCAAGCATTGTTTTGCTCCTTGTGATGCAGCCCTCACCCCGAAGGGATCAGGCCGCAGTCGATCAGGTCAGCTGCTTGACGCCGACGTTGCCCACGGCCATCCAGCCGTTGTTCTCGATCATGGTGGCCTTCCACCAGATCGTGCCCGCGTAGCCGCGCTGGCCCAGGGGGTCAGACTTGGACTTCTCGCCGGGCGGCAGGTAGGTCGGGTTCAGCGATTCCTTGCCGCGCACCGCGATCTGGCTCCAGGCGTCCTGGGCGCACACGATGAACTGGTACACGTCGATGTTGGCACCCGACGTGGACTGCAGACCCGTGGTGCCCACGGCCGCGCCGGCGTCCTGACGGCTCGGCAGGTCGGGGGTCGTGATGAAGCGGAAGCGCTCGCACTTGCCGATCTCGTTGGGCATCGGCTTGCCGCTGGCGTACTTCTCGGCGGGCACGAAACCCGGCAGATCGCGGATGTCCGGCTCCATGTCGGTGGAGCAGTAGACGCAGTAGCCTTCGGCCACGGCGTCGGTGCCGTAGTTGGCACTGGCGCCCAGCATCTTGTTCACCGGCTTGCCGTGGTTGGCCTGCAGGTTCTTGGCGATCTTGCGCAGCATGCCCAGGCTGATCGCACCGTTCACGGTGGCCAGCGTGGTGCCGGTGCCGCCGTAGTACTGGTTCGTGCAGGCCTTGAGGGCACCGTAGACGATCATCTCGTTGACGAAGGTCACACGCTCGCCGATCTGCTCGATCATGGCTTGCGGGATGTCGTCCTCGTAGAGGTCGTAGGTCTTGTCGGTGAAGCCGTACAGGCAGCTGTACTGCTGCACGACCACCGTCACGTCCTGCGGCACGATGCTGTCCGGGGTCGGCGTGACACCTTCCTGGGTCAGGTGGGCCTGGGCGATGGCGTTGCCGCGGTCACCGGTGCCGTTTTGGAAGAAACGGTTGATGGTGTTCGCGTCGGCCGAGGTCGCGCCGTAGGGCAGCCAGCGACGGGCCACGTAGGTGTCGCTGTTGTTCTTGGGCATCTTGACCTGGCGGCCACCGCGGTTCAGCACCTCGAGGGGCACTGCGTGGGCCAGGATCTGGCCCTTGAACTTGTTGATCCGCCCGGGGGTGAGGGCGAAGGTTTGCATCGTCATTTCTGACTCCTATGACTGGCGCCAACAGAAAGGCCCGCGCTGTGGCGGGCCTGGTGTCGTGGCGCTGGGGTTACGATCAGCCGGACCTGAATCCGGCCTCGAACTCGTCGTTGTCCGACGGGCTCATTGCGGGTTTGCCGACGGTCCCTCGCGGGGCGACGGCGGCTGCGAGCACGCGGCTTCGCGTGGGGCTTGCGGCCGGGGCAGCTGGAGTGGTGGGTTGAGGCGTGGGAGGCGGTGCGTCGCGGTGCGCCTTGTACAGGCGCAGCATGCGAGAGGCATCGCGCAGGCTCGCCGATTCGGCCAGGGCCTTGATCTCTTCGGGCTGCTTGTTCAGCCACGCATCGAATTCAGGCTTCTTGACTTCCTCGCGCCAGTCCCCGTCGACGATCTCGTCCAGGCGGCTGTCAACGACTTCCGTGCGAACCGTGGCCGTGCGCTCCTGGACCACCTTCTCGATGGTCTCGGGGTCGACGGCGGCGCCTCGCAGCGGCAGCTTGTCCAGCATGCGCTGCATGCCCTTGATGTGCAGGGCAGCGAGATCCGGGAACTCGGCTTTGAGTTCGGCGAAATCTTCCTCAGACAGTTTCAGCGGCTGGCCAGCGGGTTGTTCCCGCAGGTCTTTCAGGATGCGCTCGACACCACCGATCTTGCCGTACACCTTGTCCGCCGTCTGCTGCAGGTTGGCCTTGAGGTTGTCCACCTCGGAGGCCTTGCGCATGATGTCGTCGAACTGGGCGCGCGTGATCTGCACATACTCGGGCGTCTCGGCCGGTGCAGCCTCAGCAGCGGGTGCTGCCGGTTCTTCACCAGTCGTGGGTGCCTCGGGCTGAGATTCGGCGCCTTCGCTGGGCTGTGCTTCGGCGGTCGACCCCGGCGTTTCCGTGGGGGTGCCTGAGAAGCCAGCGTCGAAATCGGCGTCGTGCTCGTCGTGCTGGGTGTCCAGGTTGTCCTGGCCTTCTGCCACTGTCGTCTCTCCACTCATTTGATGCTCCGGTTACTACAAAGCCCGCACGAGGCGGGCCGCGAACATGCAGCCGGCGGTGTTAAGCCGTGGGCTGCCACGATTTGCCGTGCGACTCACTCGGAGTCGGGCGGCGAGATTGGGAGGTCTTTGTCCAGGGCCAGCATCGCCTTGCAGTGGGCGATCTGGCCGCGCAGGGCAGCGGTCTGCTCTGCGGTCAGGGATTCGTTGTCGTTGCGCTCGCGCAGGCGCTGCAGGTCTTTCTGCAGGTGTTCCTTGAGTGCCTTCCAGGCATCGCTCTGGCGCTGGGCCGGGTTCAGCCGGAACGTCAGCGTAGGCGTGACGATGTTCATTGCAGGCGCTCCAGCTTGTAAACCGTGCGGGTGTAGACGCAGACCAGGGCGTCGACCAGGCTGGCCACGCTCTGCGAGTCGCCGGCGATCTCGTCGCGGTTGCTCTCGATCCAGTCGCCCTCCTCGCGCAGGTAGGCGGCGATGTCGTTGACGTCCGGCGTCATGATCTCGACGTCGCCCAGGGGCGCCAGCTGGCCCTGGTAGCACTCCACGAGCTCGTCCAGAGCCTTGACGACGTCCTCGTAGAAGTGGCCGAGGTGCTTGTGCTGGGCGTAGCTGGTCGTGGTCAGGTGCTGCAGGTGGGCGATGTTGCGGGCGGCGAAGACGCGGCCGACGAGTTCCTCGATCATGTGTACCTCACCCAGTTGCCTTCGATTCTGCGATTCCCTTTTGCGCAGTTAAAACTGGCCGGAACGACAGCGAAGTTAAATGCGTTGTGAAGCCCTGATACATCCTTCCCATGCAATGGTTCGATGTGATCCAAGTGCCAATTAATTCCGGTGGACTTTTTGCGCAGGCTTCTCAGACTATGCGCCTCAGACAAAACAAAGGCATCAAGTTCTCTGTCCCACGATATTGAGCGCTCTTTTGCGCGCCTTCTCTGGTTTTCGAAAGCAACAGAATCAGGATTTGCATCTCTGAATTTCTTTAGCCGCTGACGCAGTACGACTCGATTCTCCTTGTTGTATCTACGCATGTAATGAAGGATCTTCTCGCGGTTTTTCTCATACCGCTCTTTCCCGATATTCGGGTTCTGATCTTTCATCCTTTTCCAGCGCTCTGCCTCAAGCGCCTTTCTCTTTGCAGCAAGTACTGGACTTTTTTCAAGCCTTTGCTTTGCATATCCTGGCTTGCTTTTCAGCCACTCCCTTGCCTTAGCGTTAATCCGATCTTTGTTCTTTCGCCTGTATTCAGTCGAATAGGCAGCTTTGCAAGACTTGCACTTCCCGGAGTTTTTCGGGAAATCGTCCTTATGAAACTCCTGCTGGCATCCGTTACAGGTCTTCATCATTTCTGGAACGCCTGTCCGTTCGGCGCTTTTCCTGGTGGCTCCATCGCCGGGGCCGCCACTTGGCGCGCACTATTCGCTGCTGACTTCGCAAGGTTTACCTGAGTTTTCAGCTTCATGACCGTATCCGCCAGCTTGGTCTTGTTGTCCTCGACGCTGATGCCCTTGTTGATCTGCAGCGTCAGGTAGGCGATCTCGCGCTTGATGGCCAGCTCCTCGCGGCGCGTCATGGCGTTGGTCTGGTCGCGGCGCTCCAGGGACTGCGTGTAGGCCGTGTCGCGGTCGGTGTCCATCTTGGCGCGCTGCAGCGTGACCTGGTCCCTGCTCTGCGCGATCTTCTCGGCGCTGGCCGCCCGGATCTTGGCGACCTGCACGGCCGGCGCCTCGGGCTGCGGCTGGCTGCGCATGGTCTGCAGCTCCTCGTCGGTGTAGCGGGCGCGGCGCGGGTCCATGCGCTTGGCCCGCAGGAACTCCTCGGCTACCTTGGCGGGGTTCATCTCGTAGGCCGGGTTCAGCGACAGGCCCAGCATGGCCGTCAGCGTCTGCTCCTGGATGGCCTTCTCGACCATGGCGATGGAGCCGCGGGCGTTGATCTTGAAGTCGCCCTTCTCGTCGGCCGGCACGTCGGGGTCCAGCAGCAGCCACTCGTAGAGGTCGTTCACCAGGGGCTCGGTGACGCAGTCGTCGACGTTGTAGCCGAGGTTGCGAAGCAGGCTGTTGGCGTTGGTGTTCTGCAGCTCGGCCTGGCCGAAGGTCTGCGGATCCTGGGCGCCGGTCTGGCCTTGGCTGATCAGCGGGATGTTGCTGGCCTCCTCCGCCAGCTTGAACCCGTACTGGATCACGCCCATGATCTGCTGCCCCAGGTTGGGGAACTCCACGGACATGAAGGCCTTGCGGACATCATCGCCGCCGGCACCATCCAGCTTGTACCAGAGCTTGTCCGGCGTGATGGTCCAGTTCCCGTCGGCCGGCACCACGGCGCCCTGGTCGACCACGATCTGCGCGCCGCTGCTGATGCCGGCGTTGTCCAGCAGGCGGCGGGTGCCTGCGTTGACAATGCTCTGCGCCAGGCTGACCTGCTCGGCCACTCCGATGCCGGCCCAGAAACCAGCGCGGCGGCTCCACGGCAGCACGCGGTAGGGGAAGCCACCGGTCTTCTCCATCGGGTTCAGCGTGGCCCGGATCACGGTGTCGTTGACCACGGTCACGATGGCGTAGACCGTCTGCATGTCCTCGGGCAGGTCCTCGCTGCCCACGGCCGGCTCGAGCGCCAGGAAGTCGTCGCGCTTGAGCGTGCCGTAGAAGTACCAGATCTCGTACTGGCTGTCGTTGACGGGCTTGTTGGGGTTCTGGTTCTCCAGCCGGCACTTGCCCGGGCCCTCGGCAATGACCTTGTCGATCTGGCCGGCGATGTACAGCGGCTGGCCGGTGTGCTGGTCGCGCTCTTCCTTGAGGGCCTGCAGAGTGGCCTCGGCGATGCGGTCGCGCTCGCAGACGTAGTCGCCCTGGTGGATGTCCTCGCCGCATGCTCCGTGCGGGAAGAAGTTCCAGGTGTCGATCCACTTCACGGCCGGCGCGACCTTCTCCTGGACCACCATGGTGGCCACGCCGTTCTGCACGCTGATGCTGGCGGCCTTCTGCAGCTCAGGCACCGGTCCCTTGAGCACGCCGACACCCAGACGGGCGGAATCGAAGATGACCCGGCGCATCTGCTTCGGGTACTGGCTCTCCAGCAACCAGTCGTAGATGCGGTTCTCGGCCTTCTCCGCTGCCTTCGCGGCCTTATCGAACTCGGCCTTGATGATGTCGCCCACCGTCGTGGGCTTGGGCGGCTGCGGCGGCTGGCCCGGCATCTGGGGCGGCTGCTGCATCAGCGGCTGACCATCGGGGCCTGCCACCGGCGTCTGGTCCTGGGTCTTGTTGATGAGATCCGGTACCGGCGTCGGATCAAAGCTGAACGCCTTGTCGTCGATGGGCAGGACGATCTCGCTGATCTTGGCCGCGCCCATGTCCACATAGCGGGCCGTCAGCCGAACGAATGCCGTGCTCTTGCTGTCGCCGCGCTTCTGCTGGGCCCGAGTCAGCGGGCCGGTGATGCCAGTTGGCTTGCGCCAGTTCTGGCGGTCAGCAGCAGGGTTGGCACTGTCGATGCACTGGTAGGCGTTCTCGCACGCCGTCCAGACCTCCTCGATGCCTGATTCCTTGCGGTCCCGGATGGCCTCGTCGCGCAGGCGGCTGATGATCTCGCTCAGCGTGTCGAGCCGGCGCTGGCGGCGCTCGTGCTCGGACTCCGCGGCCTGGTCAAAGCCGTCGCCTGCCGTGTGCTCGGGCGTGCTCCGCCCCTGCAGCTCTTCCGGCAGGTCGGGATCGTAGGCTTCGAAGGCCATGGATTAGGCGCTGGCCACCAGGATCGCGGTCCACACGGCGGCGGCGCCTGCAGTGCTCAGGTTGGGCCGCACGAACAGCGGGTGCTCATTGGTCTCGGCGCCGCCCGATGCCGTCATGGTAGCCGCCGTGCTGCCACCGACCTTGGTCAGCGGGTACCAGTTGATGCCGTCGTTGCTGCCCTCGAAAGACAAGACGGAACCCCCGAGGTTGGTGAGAAGGCCCTGCCAGTTCAGGTTCTTGAAGCCAGACACGGGCACGCCGCGGCCGTCAGGATTGGCAGTGGTCAGCGCCCAGCTGGCCACCAGAACCGAGCCCTTGGGGGCCGCGAGTTCGCTGTTGGGTTTGAGTTCAGGGACGACAGTGGGCATGTCTTGCTCCTATGGAGTGTGTGGGGTCAGCCCAGCATTCCGGCTGCTGGGTCTCGGGTCTGGTAGGTGGGGATGCGCGGAGCCGCCGGCCTGCTGGCGCTGGTGATGGCCTGAATGCCGCCGGTCTCCATGGCCGCGTACTGCAGCGCGTCGTGCGGGTGCGAAAACTTGTTCTTGACGGGCTCGTCGGTGTAGCGCTCGTCGCCAGTGACCTGCACGCGGCGGTACTTGTAGCCGCCGTTGAAGCCCTTGCGCAGCAGCCGGCAGTCCTCGTCCAGCAGGAAAGCAGGCTGGCCGCCGATCAGCTTGGACAGATACCAGGCCACGGCGCCACGGCGCGGCAGGAATGCGTTGGTCTTGGCGGCGCGGATCTTGAGGTTCTTCGCGCGCACCTCTTGGAAGCAGGATTTCTCGTCGGTCTGCGCCTTCTGCTCGCCGGCCGGGTCGCCAACCAGCTCGATCATGGTGTCCTTCTTGCGCCACCAGGCGTCGTAGTTGGTCACCAGATAGGGGATGAGTGCGTCCTCCAGAAACTGGCGAATGCCCATGTCCTCGCCGCAGATCTCGTCGAGCACCAGGATGCGGCCGCGCGCATCGGTCTGCGTGATCACGGCTGCCGGCGTCAGGCCGAAGTCCAGGCCGATGACCAGCTTGACGCCCTGCACGGCATAGATCTGGCGCACGTGCATGGCCTCGTTGAACTCCTGGTACACGGGCTTGCCGTCGTGAACGCTGCCGTACTGGCCCAGGATGTAGACCTTGATCCAGTGCTCGGTCTTGCCCGCCACCTGGCGCAGCCAGTAGCCGTAGCCCATGCTGTGGTTCTGGACGTTCTCGGCCTCGGGGTTCGGGATGTACTTGCCATCCGGGTTCTTGATCAGGGCTCCTGGCTGGGAGAAGAACTCGTAGAGCGGCTGGTCCTCTTCCATCAGGCCCATGTCCACCAGCTGGCGCACCAGGTCGGCACGCTGCTCGATCTCCTCTGGCGTCGGCTCCTCGGCCAGCATGTAGTACCAGTGGTCGTCGTCCGGCGAGTTGGTGTCCATGATCACGCCGGACCACGTGCAGCCGCCCTGGGCCTTGCTGGGGAAGCGGCCGACACGGCCGGTGGCCATGTCGAACACGGCCTTCGGCAGCTCGCTGACCTCGTTGAGCCAGATGCCGGTCAGGTCCAGGGATTTCAGCTTCTTGACGTCATCCGGCCGGTCCAGCGACAGGAACAGCAGCTCGATCTCGACCTTGGTGCCATCAGGCAGCCGGCGCTCAAACACCGAGACGATGGGCGCGCCGTACACGGTGGCAGCGCCTGGCGCCCAGTCCTCCCAGGTCTTGATGGTCGTGGACTTGAGCTCTGGGTAGCTGTTACGCACTGCGGCCCAGCGGGTCTTCCTGACGCCGTTGTAAGCCTCCTGCTCAACGCCGCGGCGGATGATCTCCATGCAGCACGTCACAGACTTGCCGGTGCCAATGGGCCCGCGCAGGCCGCGCACGAATGCCTTTGAGCGGTGGAACTTCTTGGCGGTGGGCTCAGCGTTGTAGACGATGGCCATCAGAAGTTCATGACGATGTCGCCGACCTGGCCACCAGCGCCACGGCGGTCGTCAATCCCGTAGGCCACGCGCTCCATTGCCACCAGCTTCTCCAGCATGTCGGTCAGCTTCTTGGCGCTGTCCACGCGCCCCGACATCGACAGGATCTTGTCCAGTGTCTCGCGCATCTTGCGCACGCGCTCCTCTTCGGCTTTGCTGGGCTTGTCGCCCTTCTCGTCCACCAGCAGCTCCATCAGCTGCTCGGCCAGATCGCCGTGAGAGGTCAGGCCTTCGATCTCGCTCAGCAGGGACTTGAACAGCTGGCGAGTGCGTGAAATGTCGGTTTTCTGGGCGATTAGGACATTGGCAACCGCAATTGCTGTAGCCTCAACGGTTTCGTTTTCCGTCGCTGGGGTTAATTGCGTACTTGGTCCGCGTACCAGTTCTTTGCGTACCAGTTCCTCGGCCCGCTGCTGAATCCTCGCTTGCAGGTTTCTGGTCCACTTATCGCGCTTGGCGCGCTTTCTGATCGCGCCCTCCGTACACCCACATTCCTCACCTATTTGGCGCAGGGAAAGGATGCCTGAGCGGTAGAGTTTCTCTACCAGTTCCCAATCCACAGTCTTGCGATCAGTCATGGACTGATCTCCATTTCAACGGCTTGGTGCAGACTGATGTCCGCCCAAGGCAGCGCGATGACGCCAGCCTGTTCGCAAGCCTCTTCAATGAGTGCATCGGCAAGGATGTTTCCGGTGGAAGTCCAAAGCAAAGCGCGGCGGATATGCGTTATCGCGTGCTTGGCCATGCCGAGTTGAGCGGCATAAAGACCAGCTTGACCGATTCCAGCAACCACATGGCCGTAGCCTCTTGAGCCGTCCTTGGCTTCAATTACAGTGGCTGAGCCGTTAACGTGGAAAACAACGATGTCGGCGCGACCAAACTTAAAGGCCATTTCGGTGACAACCGAATCAAGATGACTGGCGCCGATCCGCTCCTCCGCGTTTTTTGTCCGCATTGACTCACAGAACCAGCGAACGAGGTCTTTTTCAGTGGCCATGCTCAGGTCTTGTTGCCCTTCCCGGAGACAGCGGCTTTGGCGCGTTGCAGCAGGCTGGGCTTCTGGGTGGCGGCCTTCTTGGCGGCGGGTTTCTTGGCCGGGGCTTTCTTCGCCGCGGTCTTCTTCGCCGCCGGCTTGGGTGCGACGGCCTTGGGGGCCTGGGCCTGCGGGGCAGCCTCGGCGGGCTTGGGATCGGCGTCCACCATGACCTTGCGGCTCTCGCCGTTGACGACCATGGTGACCTCGTGGCGCAGTTCGTGGCTCATGGGGTAGCTCCTTCTGGGGGGTTGGGGAATCAGTGCTGGGCGCCTTGCCGGGCGACCAGGTTGTTTTCCAGCGGTTCCGGGAGACCCATGGCGATGTTCTGGGCGCCCTGGGCCTGGGCGATGACGGCGGCGGCTTCTTCGCCAGTGAGTTCCCGGATCTCGCTGGCCGACTGCACGCTGCCGAGTTCCTGCAGGTACTGGAGGATCAGGTTGGCGCCCTGGTGGGCGTTGCTGTCGACCTGGAATCCGCCTTCCAGGAACAGCGTGAGGGACATCTGGCCGTCTTCGTTGTCGTCCAGCGTGAGGATGGCCTTGGGCATTACATCGGCTCCCGGCGGGTGAAGCCGCTGTTGAACTCGGCGTCGCCGACAGCCTCGTCCGGCATGGCGCCGTCGTTGCGGTAGATCTCGAGCGCCATGGTCAGGGCTTCCTTGATGCTGCCGGCCGGCGCGTATTCACCGGTCTGCGCCATGGCTTCCATGCCGTCACCCATGGGGGCGGCAGCTGCCTTGTCCACGCCCACGCTGAGCTGGCCGCCTTCGACCTTGATGCAGATCGTGTAGCTGCCCATGCCGGCCTCGGGCTGGGTTTCCTGGCCAGCCATGGGAGGCTGGGCCGGGGTTTCGGGGTTCATGGCGTCCATGGGTGGGTTCCTTCTCTCGGTTGGGGGTTGTGGGGTGGCGCCCTTGCGGCCTGTTCCTGCGCGACAGCACACGCCGCCACGCATTACCGGGTCTGTTCTGTCCCGGCAGGGCGCGGCCGTTCGCTATCTCGCCTCGATTACCCGACTGATGCGAGCCGGGGAAGGACCTGGCGGTGGCTGGCCGCCACGCCGTCGGGCTCGGCGGTGGTGTAGAAAACCCCCGGGGTCAGCCGGGGGTGAAAGAACCTTTGGCAACTGCTTGCGTTGGGGTTCCGAGACACAACTGAATTTGCTCTGGTGGCCGGTGCTGTAGTTTCCGGCTTGAGCCAGCCCTTCTGACTCGTCGCTACTGCTTCTCCTTTTCAGGAACTGGGCGGGCCTACAAAAAATGCATGCGGCTTTCGCAACGACCCCAGCTCATACGCAATAGCTAGCAACTTTCGCCTACCAAACGCGCATCAGCCTGCGCATTCACCAGAGCAAATTCGCCAAGCACCCGCCCGGGTCCTATGAGCGAGGAGCATCCGGGCGGGGTGGTTTGCTTGGGCTGCGCTGATTTGCCCATCAGCGAGAGGCCGGCCCTCTTGCACAGATCAGCAGGATGGGAATTGCT